CAAGTGGAAATATTACAAACACAACAGATTTCTACCACTTTACTGTAGATACAGATACTGCTACAAGTGGAAGTGAATCAGGAGGAGGAGAGAATTGCTCGGCAGGTCCGGCAACTCTAACAGCATAATGGCAGGAATAAGCGCATCAACATTAAAAACACAAATAAGAAACTATACAGAAGTTAGTTCTACAGTGCTATCTGATAGCATTATAGAAAACATTATTTTAAATGCACAATATAAAATTTTTAGAGATGTACCAATTGATGCAGATAGAAAAACATCCACAGGTAATTTTACAGCAGGAACAGGAACTGTGACTGTACCAGCAGGAGCAGTATTTATTAGAGCGGTGCAGGTTTACACTGCAACTGGATCTACTTATACTGGTGCTAATACTTATTTAGAAAAAAAAGATTTAACATTTTTAGAAGAATATATTTCAGCAACTACATCTACAGGCACACCAAAATATTATGCTATGTTAGATACAGGAGCAACAGGAGAAAGCTCATCAAACTCTGGATCTATAATTGTATCACCAACACCAAGAGATACATTTGCATATAAAATACACTATAATGCTGTGCCAAGTATATTTGAAAATACTGACACTAATTATATTAGTATGAATTTTCCTAACGGTTTATTATATGCTTGTCTAGCAGAAGCTTTTGCTTTTTTAAAAGGACCTATGGATATGCTTCAATTATATGACGCAAAATATAAAGAAGAAGCTCAAAAATTTGCATTAGAACAAACAGGTAGAAGACGAAGAGACGATTATACAGATGGTACAATTAGAACAAAAATTGACTCTGCAACACCGTAAAAATAAATGGAAAATTAATTAAGAAAAGAGTATAACAAATTATGGCATCAACATTTACAGATCTTGGTATAGAAAAAATGGCAACTGGCGAGAACGCCGGAACTTGGGGAGATAAAACTAATACCAATTTAGAAATAGTAGAAAAAGCAATTGCTGGTTATGTAGAAAAAGCAATAACTAGTGGTGGAACAACAGCATTAACTATTACAGATGGGGACTCTACAGAATCTACATCAGTAGCACGTCACGCTGTTATAAAATTAACAGGTACGATAACAGGAAATTCTATTGTAACTGTACCAGATTCAATTGAAAAAGTTTACATTGTAACTAACGGCACATCGGGTGCTTACACTGTTCAATTTAAAACAGCATCAGGAACGGGTATTACTTTCGGTGTATCAGAAAAAACTACAAGACTAGTTTATTCAGACGGAACAAATCTTGTTGATGCAGGATTTGGTGGATCTCTTGATTTAGAAGGAAGAGAATTAGTTTTAGATGCTGATGGTGATACAACTATTACAGCAGACACAGATGATCAAATAGATATTAAAATTGCAGGAGCAGATGATTTTCAATTTACAGCAAATACTTTTACAGCACAATCAGGTAGTAGTATTGTTGTACCAGAAAGTGGACTTACTTTTGGAAGCACAGCAATTACTTCAACTGCAGCAGAACTTAATTTATTAGATGGTGTTTCAGGATTAGTACAAGCAGACCTAACTAAACTTGCAGCTGTTGATTCAACTGCAGCAGAATTAAATATTGTTGATGGTGGAACTTCAGCTACATCTACAACAGTCGCTGATGCGGATAGAGTTGTATTAAATGATAACGGCACAATGGTGCAAGTTGCAGTTACGGATTTAGCTGCATACTTTGACGATGAAATTACAGCTATGCCTAATCTTGTTACAACTGCTGCTACAACTGTTGGAGCATTAAACTCAGGATCAATTACTTCAGGTTTTGGAACTATTGATACAGGATCTTCTACAATTACAACAACAGGATTAATTAGCGGTGGTTCATTAGATATAGACAATGTTTTAATTAATGGCACAACAATTGGTCATACTGATGATACTGATTTAATTACATTAGCAGATGGTGTTGCAACAGTTGCAGGAGAAATTTCTGTAACAACATTAGATATTGGCGGAACAAATGTAACAACAACAGCAGCAGAAATTAATTTAATAGACGGTGGCACTGCAAGAGGCACTACAGCAGTTGCAGATGCAGATGGTATTCTTCACAATGATGGTGGCACAATGAGAATGACTAGTGCTGCAACATTTAAAACATATTTTACAAGTGGTGTATCTTCAGCAGCAGATGATTTAACAGCTGGTGATTCAGCAGTTAATCTTACAACTTCATCAGGTGATATTACAATTGATGCAGCAGCAAATGATTCTGATATTATATTTAAAGGAACTGATGCTACTGCTGATATTACAATGCTTACACTTGATGGCAGTGATGCTGGATCAGCATCTTTTAATGACAAAGTTACAATCGGTGATGGTAAATTAGTTTTAAATTCAACAGCAGTTACATCAACAGCTGCAGAACTAAATTTACTTGACGGAGTATCAGGATTAGTACAAGCAGATTTAACAAAATTAGCTGCAGTAGATTCAACAGCAACAGAACTAAATATAGTTGATGGTGGAACATCAGCTACTTCAACAACAGTAGCTGACGCTGATAGAGTAGTATTAAATGATAACGGAACTATGGTTCAAGTAGCTGTTACAGATCTTGCTGCTTATTTTGATGACGAAATTACAGCAATGCCTAACCTTGTTACGACTGCCGCAACAACAGTAGGTGCATTAGATTCAGGATCAATTACTTCAGGATTTGGCACTATTGATACAGGTTCATCAACAATTACAACAACAGGATTAATTAGTGGTGGATCATTAGATATAGACAATGTTTTAATTAATGGAACAACAATTGGTCACACAGATGATACTGATTTATTAACAGTAGCAGATGGCTTGTTAACAGTTGCAGGAGAAATTTCTGTAACGACATTAGATATAGGTGGAACTAACGTAGCTTCTACAGCAGCCGAACTAAATATAGTTGACGGTAACACATCAGCTACCTCAACAACAGTTGCAGATGCGGACAGAGTTGTATTAAACGACAATGGTACAATGGTCCAAGTTGCAATGACTGATATTAAAGATTATATTGGTGGTGGTACATCATGGCAAGCAGTTAAAACAGGAGATTTTACAGCAGCAGCTGGACAAGGTGTATTTTGTAATACAACAAGTGCAGCATTTACTTTAACATTACCTGCAGGAAGTATTGGTGATGAAGTTTCATTTGTTGATTATGCAAGAACATTTGATAGTAACAATTTAACAATTGCTTCTAATGGCTCAGAAAAAATTCATGGGTCTACAGACAATTTAACTATAGCCGTAGAAGGTGCAGCTAACACTTTAGTATTTACAGACTCTACTCAAGGTTGGTTGCTGAAGAGTAAATAATGGCTGAATATAAAGATATACACGGCACGCCTGTCCGTAACAGCGCTGGAGATTTACCTGGTGCAAAAACTGGTGAACTTTTTTATGATAGTACAAATCTTGATTTTAAATATAAATTTCCAAATGTAACTTCAACTGGTGCGTGGAGAACTGCTAATAGTATGAATGAAGGAAGAGTACAATTATCAGGAGCAGGAATTCAAACTGCAGCAGTAGGTTTTGGTGGTTTAGACACTAGCAATAATAATTCAGCATTAACAGAGTTGTATGATGGAACTAGCTGGACAGAAGTTAATGATATGAATACAGCTAGAAGAGATGGGGCAGGAAATGGAACTCAAACATCAGCTTTAACATATGCAGGAAAAGATGCAAATTTAAAGACTGAAACAGAATCATGGAATGGTACAAATTGGACTGAAGTTAATGATTTAAGCACTGCAAGAAGATCTGTAGCAGGTGCGGGTGCTGATAGCACATCTGCATTAGCTTTTGGCGGTGAATCAACTGACGCACACGCAGAAACAGAAACATGGAATGGTACAAACTGGACTGAAGTTAATGATATGAATACTGCAAGACAAAGAGTAGGTGGGTTTGGAACAAATACATCAGCATTAGTCTTTGGAAATAACGTTCCTTCTGGTAACTCAACAGCGACTGAATTATGGAATGGTACAAACTGGACTGAAGTTAATGATTTAAATACTGGTAGAGGATATTCAGGTGCTGATGGCCCTAATAGTACATCTGGATTAGCAGCAGGTGGAGAAACATCACCAGGCACGGAAGTAGCTAACACCGAAGTATGGAATGGGACTAACTGGACAGAAGATGGCGATTTAAATACATCAAACCTTGGTTTAGCAAATGTAGGAACTGCATCATCAGCTTTAGCGTTTGGTGGATCTAATCCACCATCAGCGGAACTTGCTATAACAGAAGAATGGACAGGTGCAGGTGCAGACGTTGGAGCTTGGGCTACTAGTGGCAGTTTAAATATTGCTAGAGAAGGAAGCGCTGGTTTTGGAATTCAAACAGCAGCAGTTACTTGTGGTGGTGAAACACCTCCTATTTCAAATAAAACAGAAGAATATAATGGATCAACTTGGGCAGAAGGTGGTGATATGAATACAGCTAGAATTCGTCACGGAGGAGCAGGAACATTAACTGCAGGAATTATTTTTGCAGGACATGCCCCACCAGATGTTGTTGTTGCAGAAACTTACAATGGAACAAACTGGACAGAAGTAGGTGATTTAAATACTGCAAGAAATAGTTTAGCTGGAGCAGGAGCTCAAACTTCTGCATTAGCTTTTGGTGGTAAACCTGTATATAAAGATGAAACAGAAGAATATAATGGAACAAACTGGACAGAAGTTGCAGATTTAAATACTGCAAGAAATAGTTTACAAGGAGCTGGAGCAAATGCCGAGGCTTGTTTAGCTTTTGGAGGAGAAGTATCATCTCCCCCAGCAACAGCAACAAATGCAACTGAAAACTGGAATGGAAGTTCTTGGACAGAATTAAATAATTTAAACACTGCAAGATATGGAGCATATGGTTGTGGTACTATAACAGCAGCACTAATAACAGGTGGAATTGTTGGCCCAGGTACAATGCAAGGTAAGACTGAAGAATGGAATGGTGCATCTTGGGTAGAAGTTGCAGATTTAAGTACTGCAAGAGGAAGATTATCAATGGCTGGTACATCAACAGCAGCTGTAGCTTCTTCTGGTCAAACACCTTCAATTACTACTGCGACAGAAGATTGGAGTGGAAGTTCTGTCACAACTAAGGTATTAACAGATTAAGGAGGAAAAACTATGGCAAAAACATATCAATACTGTGTAGCAGAAAACTGGGGAAAAGGTTTTATTGATCACGATGAATCTACTAGAATTACGTTTGTAGGCTATCCTGGAAATGTTTGGCAAGTACCCGCATACAACAAACATGGTAATCTTTGGATTGCTAAAGTTGCAGGTGTTTTAAAAACAAAAGATGAAGCTCAAACTATTGTTACAGCAATTGTAGATGCACATAAAACAACTTGGGATAATGATAACGTTGAAGGTGAATCAGCTAGTAATAAAATTGCAAGAATAGGATCAAAACCAACTGATATAACATTAGTAGAATAAAGGTTTAAATGTCTGATTACAAAACTATACATGGTTTTACTGTAAAAAGTTATACTACGGATCCTGATAATCTTATTCAAGGACAAGTATGGTATGACAAAACTAATGAAGTATTACAACTTCAAGCAGCAGGTGCAGGTGCTTGGTCTACTGGTAATAATATAAATACTGGAAGAGACATGGCAGGTGGTGCGGGAATACAAACCGCAGCTATAATTTCTGGTGGAGGAACGCCAGCAGGACCAAATACTAATGCAACAGAAATATATAATGGAACAAACTGGACTGAAGTTAATAATTTAAATACAACAAGAAGACAATTAGGTGGAGCAGGAACAAGCACAGTTGCAATAGTTTTTGGTGGAGATACTTCTACAGGTTCAACAGGTCAAAGTGCAACAACAGAAGCATGGAATGGAAGCACTTGGACTGAAGTTAATGATTTAAACACTGCTAAACAAGGTCCAGCAGGAGCAGGAACTTCATCATCAGCAGCAATATCTATTGGTGGTGGTGTATCTCCAGAAGGACAACCAACAGCAACTACAGAATTATATAATGGAACAAATTGGACAGAAGTAAATGATTTAAATTTAGGAAGAAGATTTATGGGAGGTGCAGGAACAAGCACTGCAGCTATAGGTATGGGAGGAAATGGTGGCTCTCCTATTGATACTAAACAAGCTGCAAATGAAAATTGGAATGGAACTAACTGGACAGAAGTTAATGACATGAATACTATAAGAACTCAACCAGCATCTTTTGGAACTCAAACATCAGCCTTAGTTAGTTGTGCAGGTACACCAAGCCCTTCAACAAGAGTAAATACAGAATTATGGAATGGGACTAATTGGACAGAAGTTGCAGATATGAATACTTCTGGAACTGCTGGAACAGGTTGTGCAGGAACAACCAGTGAAGGTGTAATAGGCGGTAGAAATGGACCTGCTCCGCAAGCAACAGAGGATTGGACTAACCCTATTCTTGCAATTAAAACATTAAGCCAAGATTAATATGACAAATTATAAAAACATACACGGAACTAATATTGAAATTGTATCATCAGATCCTTCGAATCCAGTTAATGGTCAAGTTTGGTACAACTCTACAGATGGAAAATTAAGAGGCTCTGCAGTTAGTCCTGCAGGTTCTTGGGCTAGTGGCAACAATTTAAATACTGCTAGATTTGGAGGTTATGGAGGTGTTGGAATTCAAACTGCAGCATTACTTGCTGGTGGAGAAACAGGCACTGCAGTAACAGGAAAAACAGAATTATATGATGGAACAAATTGGACAGAAGTTAACGATATGAATACTGATCGTAGAGAACATGCAACAGCAGGAAGTTATACGTCTGCTATAACAGCTGGTGGAAATGATAGAACTGCAGAAGTTGCAAATTCAGAATCGTGGAATGGCACTAATTGGACTGAAGTAAATGATTTAAATGGAACTAGAAGAACTATGCCAGGTGCAGGTGCAAGTAATACCTCAGCCATAGTTTTTGGTGGATTTGGTCCAGGGCCTCCTACACCTTTAAATGCACTTACAGAAAGTTGGAACGGAACTAACTGGACTGAAGTAAATGATTTAAATACTGCTAGACAAATTCATGCTGGAAATGGATCTCAAACCTCTGCTTTAACTTATGGAGGTAATCCAAATACAATAGCAAACACAGAATTATGGAATGGAACTAACTGGACTGAGGTAAATGATTTAAACTCAGGAAGAAATGCTCTATCAGGTGCAGGTACAGATAGCACAAGTGCTTTAGCTTTTGGTGCAGAATCTCCTTCACCAACAAAAGCATTTACAGAAAGTTGGAATGGAACTAATTGGACAGAGGTTGCAGACTTAGGTACAGGTAGAGCAAAATCATACGGTACAGGAGCAAGTAATACATCTGCTTTAGCATTTGGTGGAGAAGTACCTCCAGTAACAGCTGCAACAGAAGAATGGACTGCACCAACAATAACCACAAGAGAGTTTACCGTATCATAAGACTTGTAATAAATTTTATATAGTATATATATTAAATATAACTAATGGAGAAAGACATGAAAAAAGACGTTAAAGATATTATACAAAAAGAAGAAACGCATTTAAATAATTTATTAGAACAAGAAGATTTATCAGCATTTAAAGGTATGGTTGATGAACTTAGAGACACTTGGACTAAAAAACAAATGTTTCGAACAGAGACAGAAGCAAGGTTTTCAGTTTTACAAGATAATAGATATCCAACTAAAGCTGCAAAATATTGGCAGTGTGTTAGAGAACAATCATCATACTTAGATAACTTAATGTCATTATCGTTTGACTATAGAAGAAACGAAGCAAAAATTAAATGGTTAGAAAGTAAAGTTGAAAAAGAAGAGGATGAATACAAAACAACTAAATATCAAATTGATTTAGATGAGTGTAGATTTGCAAAAGCATCTATGGAAAAAACAGCTAGACATAGAATGAGAGAAATTAAGATGTGGTCTAAATTAAAAAAAGAATTTAATGATGGATCATTTAATGACAAAGATGTTAATCAACATCAACTAGAATCTTATGGGTTACAGTATCATGAAAAAGCAAAAACATTAAATTCAAATTCATCAGAGGCTGAAATATTTAATGTAATGGGTCAACTACAATCTTTACAAAGAATTAAAAAATCTGGTGAACTAGAAAATAGTTATAAAGAGAAAGAACAAATAACCCAACATGGAAAACCTAAAGTTTGATTTTGTATTTTTAGGTCAATCTATTTTAAAGTATCAAGTGCCGCTTGATATATTTACTACGATTAATCAAATCTACGAACAAAATTTTTACAACCTTGAACCAGCTAATAAACAATTAGTTGGTAAAATAGAAAATGAACATTCATTGTTTTATCATGGTCAGGATCAAACTAAGATGAAGAATCATAACATGTTGTCTCAAAATGTCATAGATTATTTTATGACTATATTTAAACATTATTTAGCATTTAATAAAATTAGAGAATATGAAACTCATTTAAATTCTGTATGGGTTAATGAAATGAAACAGCATGAATACAATCCTGCACATATTCATAGAGGAATGTTATTTACTGGTTTATCTTCTGTTATGATTTTAAAGTTACCATCAACTTATGGTAAAGAATACTCAGCAAGACATATACCTCAAAATGGTAAACTACAAATACTAGGAGCTAGTAATGGTCAGTTTGCTAAAATAGATTATCAACCACCCATGGACCTTAGAGATTTTTATATATTTCCATATGATATGAGACACTGCGTATATCCTTTTAATGGAACTAATGAAACTAGAAGAACATTAGCTGCAAACTGCGATGTGCAATTTGATCCTATAAAAAACAGAGGGGCTTTATAATGGATAAAAAATATTACATAGATAATCACATAGGTGTATTTAAAGATTTTATGCCAAACGAATTAATAGAAGATTATTTAAATTATTTTAATAAGTGTGAGCAACAAGGAGCAGTATATCCTAGACAGGTAGATGAAACGTTAGTATCCGATAATGCAATAGATACTATAAGAGAAACAAATGTTGCATTAACATATACAAACAAACCTTTTATAAATTTATTTTTTAAAGAAGTTTATCCTTTGTATACTCAAAAATATTCTTATTTAAAAAAATTATCAACACATAATATACTTGAAGTTAAGATACAAAAAACTAAAGTAGGTGAAGGTTATCATTTTTGGCATTGTGAAAATGCGGAAATGAAATCAAGAAATAGAATACTAGCTTTTATGGTCTATCTTAATGATGTTACAGATGGTGGAGAGACAGAATTTTTATATCAAAAATGTAGATTTAAACCTGAAAAAAATACTATGTTAGTTTGGCCTGCACAATTTACACATATTCATAGAGGCAACCCACCTTTATCAAATGATAAATATATTATAACAGGTTGGATAGAGTACGGATATTAATATGATTAACGAACCCAGATGGAAATCTTATATAGTTGAAACTACAATACCAATTTTTACACCTGAACAATGTAAAATGATTATTCAAGCTGGTCGTTCAGAACCTAAACAAAATGCTTATGTTGGAAACAAGCAAGGTATTAAAAGCGGTGAGTTAGACACTAAAACTAGAACTTCTCACATTAGTTGGATACCATTTAAAAAAATGGTTGATATGTACAAAGACATTGAACGTATTATGAAAACTACTAACGGTAATCATTTTGGTTTTGATGGAATGACTATTACAGAAATGGCACAATATACAGAATACCCAGAAGGTGGGTTTTATGATTGGCATGTAGATAATGATGTGAACATGCAACACGAACCACCTGTTAGAAAAATATCTATGACCTGTCTACTTTCTCCAGAAAATGAGTTTGAGGGTGGAGATTTAGAATTAATGGCTGAAGGTAAAGTTGTAAAAATAAAACAAGGACATGCAGTATTTTTTGCATCGTTTATTAGACATAGAGTAAAACCAATAATACGTGGTAATAGAAAATCTTTAGTTATGTGGTTTGGAGGCACACCATTTAAATAATGCATAGAGATTTACATTTTCCAACACCTATTTATATTGCAGATATAGAACACCCAACTTTAAATCAAGAATTAGAAAAAGATATTGTAGCTTGGTCTAAACAAGATAAAGGAGTAGTTCGAACTAATGTACAGGGTTGGCACTCAACAACTAATATGCATGAGTTACCTGAGTATGCAAAACTTGTTAGTATGTTATATGCATGTCAAAAAACTATTTATGATCAAGAACATTTAGATAGTGAACCTGTGTTAGGTAATATGTGGGCTAATATAAATCCACCAGGTGGAATGAACAGAGCACATCAACATCCTAATTCTTTATGGTCAGGTGTATATTATATCAAAGCACCTAAGAACTCAGGTGATTTAAAAATAGATGATCCAAGATCATCAGCTGCAATGGTTAGACCTAGACAAAAAGAAGGTCCAGTGCCCGCAAGATTATTTAGAGAAACACATTACGAACCTATTGCTGGAAGATGTATTATGTTTCCATCATGGTTAATGCA